GTCAGCCTTTTCAAGGCTTGCGATATGTCCGTAACTTGCTCATTCATAGATACAAAGGTATAAAAAATATCTGAGATATCCAAAAATAAAGTGTAAATATTTTGTTGGTTTTCAATAAATTATCGCCTACTTGTTGTATTAGGATTATTGACAAAAACTCAAAGGGGTGTTATTGCTGAATAGTTACTTACAAAGTTGCAAAGTTTTGGAACGAAAAAGATAGAGGGGTGGTGGGGAGAGCGAAAACGGCGATTGTTCTATTTCGGAACACTTTTGCAGGTGGCCACCAAACGAAACGGTGGCCCTGCTCACGCAGAACCACCGTTTCAAAAAAACAGAACTATGAAATCTTAGAACGGTGCGTCAGAATCTTCGAACAACGACTGCTCCTTTGGTGTGTCGGGCGCTATATCCATCTCGTTGACGGGCTTGCTTCTGACGTATATCATATCCTTAACCACCTTTTTCCCTGGGGCGACCTCCACCTTACGCTGGATGCGGCCCGATGAATTAAGTAGATCCTTGGGATTCATCTCCTCAATCCAAGGACAGAACTCACAGAAGGCCTTCATCTTCTTGGTGAAGCTCTGCATCGTGATCCTGTTGACGTTGGCATATCTCGCATAGTCTGAGAAGACGACATCACGTTCCAGATACTCATCAAGGTGTTCCCCTTCCATCGAGAAGTACCCATTGGCCCAATCCTCGAAGTTTGTCCCCATGTCGGCCTTATACTTCCGTCGGATGATATTCTCCATGGGGGGGTGTGGTTTCACGCCACTGTCCATCACGGACAGATAAAACTGGCAGCATTGCAGCCAGAAGTTGAGGTCTGCATTCCACTCCTCCTCCGTGTAGTCATAGGCGTAGAGTGTCTTTCCGAAATCATCGCGTATCGATCGGTTGTCGTAGTAATCATTCTCCTCCGTCTTTTGGTGATACCAGTCAGAGAAGACCATGTACAATGATCTCGCCTCCGAAGACGGATCAAAGTCTGTAGGAACGTAGTTCGTCGTAAAAGCCAGCTTCGGACTGTCGTCAAAGCCGATCGTGAACGAATGGTTGTTCTTCGGGTTTACCGTCATGTCGGACGTGATGTTATCATAAAATAGCCCGAGGTTGAGGTATCTGTCGCAGTCGTCCACGAGGAGGAGATCCGTGTCCTGTGTCACCTGGTCAAAGACGTGCGGATTATCCATCAGCTTAGGATTGCGTCCAGAGAGCTTGACAGTTTTCATCATGAACGACAGAACCCGGAAGAAGAAGCTCTTGCCACTACGTCCGTTGCACTCGTCGTTCTCTCCGATCTTGTTATCCATGGCCATAGGTGCCCATGCTCTGACAAAATCTTTGTAGCGATGGAGCATGTAGCCAAACGTGAATATCTTGTTGATAAGGTTCTGCTTTTGTTCCCATATCTCCAAGTCGCTGAGACCTTCTCCCGCTATGTCGAATGGGTGCGCCTCCAGGTATGCCTGTCTTTCCTCTTCTGGCCGCTCGTTGAAATTTATCTCCGTTTCCTTTCGCCAAAACAAACGGCTTGTATTGATTAGGTAGCCAAAGAAATGACTATCCACGTTATGTATGTCTATATCGTAATACGGCTTTCGTCCTTCCTCTTTAACCTCCTTGATCTTAAACATTGGGTCCATTTTCTTGAATTGATGTCCGATCACATTCTCCTTCCAGACGAAGTTGCTAAAGTGGTCAGAGTTTCGATCCCTGACCTTGAATCCATCGTCCCCGATCGCTACGGGCTTATGGACTTCCACGGTAGCGTTCGGGAAAAAGAAGAACTGTGATGTAGGTGTGAACGAAGTGAAGTCGAGTGTCACGCGGTCGAGGCTTTCCAGCGATGCGGAGAAAAGCTTGGAAGTTCCGAGAACGAGATTGACCACGGCCACCTCCTCATGCCTGTCCGTCACCCACGTCCTCACGAACTCTCTGATGTCTGTGACCTTGATTTGCTCCACGATGTTGCCATCGATATGAATAAATCGTGAGGTGTCAGAATTCTCGTCGCGCAGGATGAAATACCCGTTTAGCGTTAGGAAATTATAGAGATAGGCCGTATTGATCTCATACTTTGCCTTTCCCTTGTCTGTATAAAACACCTCCCAGAACCTGGCCGGGTATGCCAGATTCATCAGGTCCTTGAAATTTCTTTTTTCTGAGCGGATCTCCATCCAGTCCCGCAAGTCCTTGCGGGATTTGCCCCTATTGTCGTGATACGTCTGCAGCCATTTAGGTAGCCAAATTGTTCGGATATCAATATATGTAAGGGCGAGCTCCCTGCCCTTGCGGATTCCCGTCTCGTCAATGTCCGGTATGTTGTATAACACCTCGACGTATGTCATAATCTCTCTGTATTCCTCCGCGGAAAGTCGGTACGTCTCGGAATTGAACCAAAGCGGATGGAAGCCCATTGACCGGCAACACAACGAATCTCGCTCTCCCGAGCAGATAAATGCCTCGGGAAGCTTCTTGGTTCGATAAGGTTTGCAATCGTCGTGACAGCTATTCCATGCCCTTTCCTCTTCCTCGTTATATTGGCGATACGCCTCTTTCAGCTCAGAAAGTCCGTTGATGTAACGCTGTGGTTTTTTCCCAGCTGGCGTGTAAGAGAATCTAAACCCTTTATCACAATTAAGCGGCTCGTACACCTTGTAAAACTTTTCCTCCTCACCCTCACCGTTGGCTGGTTTTACAAGGCACTCGCGCATGAAGATAGGGTAGTGAGAATTGGAAGATTTAACCAAAACCTCTCGGTTCTTAACGGTCGTGATCCATTTCACAGAGTGCCAATGGAGGGCATCCGCATCTTCCTGTGTCACCCTAGGTCCAAGGATGCGCAGCTCATCCTCGGTAAACGCATCGTTGAGCTCGAACGAGCGAGTCCCATCGGGCTCGTCCTGTCTGGCAGCTCTTTTCCTGATGTCCGGCTTGTTAACAGAGTGGTTCAGCTCGTCTGTTACGCCGAATTTAGCGGCCAGTTGGAGCAGGGCTTCGTTGAACTGATTCTGCCGCATCCCCTTGTAGTTCATATAGATGCTGATGGCATTCTCTCCGCGGCCTTCGCCTCCGAAGTCCGTTACTTGCCAGATACGGCCATATTTTTGCGAATCATACTGTCGAATGCTCGCGGACGGGGTTCGCTCGTCACGAATAGAGAAGTGCTTTTTCGCATTAACACAATCCTTCGCCTGCGGGTAACAGTCCAGGATGATGTCCAATCCACCGTGCGTCGCGTTGAGAATGTCTTCAGCTTTAATCATGATCTGTTTTTGATGCAAAAATAGGAATTGAAAATTTACATGGGAAATACATAGATTATTCTGAGTAATCCGTCAGGTCCAGTCTTGGTGATCTCCTAGCCAATACCCCATCCACCAACACGCCATCGTCTTCACCGAACGGTGTCTCTATCGATATGTCCGACACCGACACTTTCCATACTTCTGACGGCCAAAATGCTGATAATGGCAACGTATATGCATGGCCATGACCATCGTATAGTACCAGGTTGCCATTATCGGCATTTTGGCAACACAGAAACCAGTGAACTCTGCCACCTTTTCCTAATCTGACGTTCAGTTTCTCCAGACCCAGCTTGTCAATCTGGATTTCCATCTCTCTAACTTTCATACTATTCTTTTTTAGAAGATTGGCACGGTGCGGATGACATGTACTGGACGTAGACTCCTAACTGCACGCACCATTTACCGTTAATACAATTCCTCCCCTCGGGACAGTTCGCACAATGATGGCTCATAGAACCACACCCTTCGTTCTGACAACCCGGATGATGTCTCGGCAACTCTTCACCCCCAGCTTCTTTTTCGCACGGAGCAACTGAGTCTTGATGGTGCTCTGACTCTTGCCCAGTTGCTCTGCAATGTCATCAAGGCTGTGGCCATTGAGATAGAGCTTCGTGACCGTCCGTTCTCCATTTGACAAGTTCACCAGTGTTTTGGGCTTACAGATCACGCGCTCATCCTCGCATATCCCTCTAAGCGGGCATCTTACCTCCTCAAAGTGCAGAAGATCATGCTCGACATCATCGGATAGAAGGTCTTCTTCGCCGAAGTTGCATCTGACAAACCTGTCAACCATCTTGGTTACATTTTTTCGGTAGATGGTGGCCAGTCTCGCATAGCATTCTGGGAATCTGTCATGAATGAGGGCTGTCATCGGTTCTACGATGTCCTTCGTGAACTTGGTCAATCGCTTTTCTTCCTTCCCAGCAATTCGATACATGACCCGTCCGTCAGCGGTAACTCTAAATTCTACTTTTTCCATAGCTCGCCTTCTATTATTTCGCTAATTATAATGATTTCTGGTCGATGAAATTCCGAACGCCCTGCCAATCTATTGATGAGAGTGCTATACCCGAGATCACAATTCGCCACGAGGAATTGAAGAAAATTGCCCTTGTCTTTCTTAGACAACGACTTGTAGTAGTCCCGTATGGCTACAGGCGTCAGTTCCTTAAAAAAATCTTTGCTCATGTCGTTGTTTATTGCTAATTTTGCTGCAAAGATAAAAACAAAATTCATCATATCCAACTTTGAATGGAATTATTTTCCTACAAAAGGAGGATTTTAACAATTAGCTGATCGGTATGACTTACGACTTCACAATTATCAATTACGTTCGTTTGAAGGAACTTATCCAGCAGGCAGGGCTGTCTGACAGGGAGTTTTGCAAGCAATTATGGGGCGATGATACGCACACCACCATTCAGTATTTTATCGACAAACCTAATATAAGGGTTAATAGTCTTGTTCGAATCGCTGAAATACTCCATTGTTCGATGGATAAAATCTTTCAAAAGTCGGACATTAATGGGACAGTTCCAGCAATAGAGGGTGATAAAAACATTGTTAACAGCAACAACATCCGGATTGAGATTAATAGTTTAAAAGCTGAGAATCAAGCCCTCAAAATGGTGATAGATGAGAAGAATGAGCGTATTGCGGAGCTTAAAAAGCTTGCAGAACAGCTTGAAAGGCATCTGAATTATGTGTTAGCTCAGGAAGAAAGAAAAGTTTGAAGGAATACTTTTTGTATAAACCACAAAAATCAATGTCTTGACATACTGTTCCTGCCTCCGCAACTAAAAGTAAGTAAACGCCTTGATTTTCAAGGCGTTTATTTTTTTAGCTAGTCGTTGCTCGGACAAGAATGGAACGGCAAGTTGTGTCGGAAGAAATACATGCGTGCTGGTTTTGTCAATATTTCAGCAGGGGTGGTACGTTGCAGTATTCCCGTTTGAACCACAATTCGAAGACGGGGTCAACCATCTTGAAACCATCGCCCGACTTCTCGATGAAGTCTCTTTCTACAAGAGTCTTTTTGTTTTTGGTGATGGTGCGTGGTGCGCCAAGCCCGTATTTTGCTACTACCGTCTGGGCATTGAAATGAGTCTCTCCCATGCAGACGGCACGCAAAAATGCTATCTGGGAGGCTGGCATGCTGTCTATATCGGTGATGAACATATCGGCATTGGTGTCCAAGAGCTTGGTGAGTTGTGACTGGTAGATTTCTTCTGTGACTTTTGTTGCCGTGCGAGTCCAAATAAGAAAGCAGAATTGCTGCATGTACCAGGAGTGGCATTGCACGGTGTTGCAGATTTTTTCTATTATGTCGTCGCTGATAGACTTACCGTAATTGTAGAAGCTGTCGTGGATAAAGGGCTTCCAGTATTCTTTGGCAATCTTCTTCAATGTCATCATTTGTCCAAAACGATAGAATGGATTTTTCGAGTTGCCGAATATGTCCATCATCATGTGGCGTTTGCTTCCATAGAGACAGTACGTCGTGCTGTGTTGTCCCTGCCAGACCGAACGCATGGTTCCCTCCAGTCGCTTCCAGTCGGACAGGTTTGCCAATTGCTGGAACTCGTCAATGCAGACAATGACATGGATGCCTTTTGCCTTGGCTATTTTTTCAGGAAGATTGAGTATCTCCTCGGCGCTTTCCTTCAAAGGCTTGAAACTTAGGTTTACTTCTACGGCGTTCACTGGGTCGCTGCTGATGGTAAGACTTGGTGATATGGTCTGGATGAATTTCACGATGTCGGCCCATCTTTTCTCCATTGTGGAAGAGACACCCTGGAGGACAGCGCTTGCAAACTTGTTGTAGAATTCTTCCTCTGAGAAAATCTTGAAGGCATCCAAGTAGCAGACTCTCACGTCTTTCTGTTCTTGTTTCAGCTCTTCCATGGCAGCTTTGACAAGGGAGGATTTCCCCCATCGTCTTGGAGAAATCAGCATCACATTGATGCCTCCTCCAAGGAAAGTCTTGAGGTCTCTTCTGTCTTCGATCCTATCAATGAAATACTCGTTTTCGGCGATAGAACCATATTCGAATGGTATCTTGTTCATAATGCTTTATGTTTGACTCTCTGCAAAGATACAAAATTATACCCAAAGGTATTATACCTGATGGTATATTTTTGAAAACTTTTTGTTTTTTTTGTCCCCATCCCTCTTTTTGAGCGTTAACGGCAATGGAGTTGGACGGTTGAATTCACGTGGAATTATCAGTTTACATTTTCTACGATAAAAAAATCAAACCTATCTGCTATGCTGAATGGTAATCTATATTTTACAATTATTCCTTACGAAACCGAAGAAGGGTTTTATCCATCCATAGATAAAATCTTCAATAGAGATAGATAGCAGATATACGTTTCTTCGCTTTACAAGGAGGTGATTATAATAGTATGAACGTAAAAAGACACACACCGAAGTAATATCTTTGCAGCCGAAACGTTATCTATATAAATGTAATACACGAATATGGCACTGAATCAAACCAACAAAACTCGTGTGGGTTGTTGAGACCTGTGCTGCTTCGCGTTAAAGATATTATATTCAATTAGTTGTTAACAATAACGGAGAAGATATAATGAGACTTACAAAAGAAAAACTTATTGCGCTTTGGAGAATTAGAAAACAGATTTTTAATAATCCAATTAACAAAAAAATCAAAGACCGATACAAAGAAGTTGCATCTCTGTTTAAGGAAATTGCAGATTGTAATATTTCATTTGATGAAGAAGCTAAGGTCTATACCTTAAATGGGACAGAAATCATACTGAAGGATGGAACTTATCCTTCTGTAGACAGCTATTTCTCTTGCAAAGAAGATGAAATGACTGCAAATTATGCTTTCGGTGGTATAAAAATTATGTGTAAACGTTTTCCAGATCAATTCACAGATTTAATTACCAAGATAGGATGTGTTCTTGGTGGATTTACCATGGACGATAAACATATAATGAAGGACGAATATCGTATTATTTCTAATAGTTCGACCGGTTTGAGTGATAATAAATCGTTAACCAGTACAGGGCAGATACGTCATCCATCGTCTCATTTTGCTGACAACAATTATTTCTTTAATGTGATAAACACTATAAAAGATATTTCTAATGATACATTCCAATGTGATCAATCTAAGTTGGTTCTTAGATGGCCAAATTCTTCATATTATTCAGATGATAAGCAAGCAGAAGAGTCACAGAAAGAGGCTCTGAGATACAGATTCCCATATAAATTCTTTTATATGTGGACACATGATGTTTTGCACCCAGTAAGTTTGATGGCATATAAAAATTTAGTCTTACAAGAAGACTCCCAAATTAAATATGCTCCTGATTCAGATCTTGGACAAGACATCATAGACTTTACAGGTACTAATGGTGGTTGGAGTATGTATTCATCTGCGATTAAGAATATGATTCCTGACGATGAGCAAGGTGAGGATTTCTGGAAAGAAATGTCTCAGCTAATTTCCATTGTCATGATTCAAGATCAGCAGATGAAAAATATACAGGAACTGTTAGAAACAGGCAACAAAGCAATTATTCTGTATGGTCCTCCAGGAACTGGAAAAACATATACTGCAAAAGAACTTATCTGTAGCGAACTTGATATTTCTAACGAAGATTTAAAAGACTATAAGTTTAATGGTGATGTATCAATCAAAGAGAAAGGAGCCTGGGCTTTGGTCCAGTTTCATCCTAACTATACTTATGAAGATTTCATCGGTGGTATAAGTCCATGTCTAGCCAGTGGCTCTTTGTCGTACACCTTAAAGACAGGAATTTTCAAAAAAATATGTGATGAAGCATCCAAAGCTGAAAATGTATCCAAAAAGTTCATTATTGTAATTGATGAGATTAACAGAGCTGATTTGTCTTCTGTGTTTGGTGAATTGATGTATGCTCTTGAGTACAGAGATGAACCAATTTCCATTCCAAACTTCCAAGAGTTGTTTGTTATTCCATCAAACGTTTACATCATCGGTACGATGAATAGTATTGACAAAAGTCTCGTTACTTTTGATCTGGCACTTCGTAGGAGATTTGGCTTTATTAAGATTATGCCTCAATTACAAGTATTGGAAACTATTTTGTCAGATTATAAAATTGAAGAATCTTGTTTGACGAATTTCATCGCTAGATGTAGAGATCTTAATGAACATATTTCAAGACCAAATAGCAGGCTTCAACTTGGAGTTGATTACCAGATAGGCCATGCTTATTACGGTAAAATCAAAGATTTCCTCACAAAATGCAAAGAGTCTGACCCTGTACAAATTATAACATCATTTGATCTGGAGAAACTATGGGAATATCATTTGGAACCTTTATTGGAAGAATTCTTAGGCAATAGAATTGAAGATTCGGAGGTGATCAGATGCTTAGAGGAACGAAAGAATGAATTCACAAAACCGTTAGTATGAGTTTAATATTACAAGATAGCAATTTCCAAGACGGAATCACAAAGCGGTATCATGAACAATGTGCTGCTTATATGAATACGGTTGACCAACTTCAACAGAAGATTGTAGATGGTCAACTGGAAATTGTAAATCTTCAAACATACAATCCAAGGTCAGAGATAGAATCTCCGGTATGGTACGAAATTAAATCATACGGAGAAAAAAGAGGATATAAAGTAGTGAATGAATGCCATTTCTATTCCTCACATTACATAGGTAGATATTCTCATGACGGCTATGCTATTATAATAAACCCAAGATTTGGTAATATTTTTAATTATCTCGTTAGCTATGCCACAAACATTTATATACCCTATGGACAATCAGAGATTTCGTTTAACACCCAAAACAATTCTTATTGGTTAATTGCGCTTCTCTGGAAAGCAATGCTCAATAGAGCACTAACAACAGGACAAATTCCCAAAGAATACATTACTATTACTAAAAATCAGAAAAATTATCGCGGACATTTAGCAATAGCCAGGCATATTCGTGTAAATCTTTGTGATGCCACTCGATTTTATTGTTCATATAAAAAACTATCTATGGACAATATTATAAACAGAGTTATACGTACTATATATAATCTGCTTAAGAATAAAGGGCTGTCCTCACTAGTTGCTGAATTTGAGGCTTACGATAAATATCTAAGTTCAATGAGCGTTAGCTCTGGTATAATGGATGTACACGAAATAGATGACATTAGATATACAAGGTTAAATGCCCCATATAAGCCTGTTATGGAATTAAGTCGCACTATTTTGGCGAACCATAAAGCTGAATCGTCAACTTGCAATAGTGTAAATAGTGATATTTCTTATTTCGTAGATATTGCAGATCTTTGGGAAATGTATCTTTTAAAACTATTGCAGAACAATCTTCCATCTAAATATCATGTATATTCACCCAATATGGGATTTGGAGAGAGCCTTCTTGAAGGTGGTATGCGTGAGATTAGACCAGACATTATAATAGAGAAAAATGGAAAAATCTTGATGATAATAGATGCAAAATATAAGGATTATACGCAATTTGGAAAATCTGCTGTATATGGAGTAGGTCGTGAAGACCTTTATCAAATGACAACATATCTTCATCATTATGGTAATGAAGATCAAAATATTGTTGGCCTGTTTACCTCACCGGTAGCATGTCAGGATAATGACATTCATGTATATACCCATAATAAGAACCATTGCATTGGACTTGTTAATCTGGATATAGTTAATGCAGACGATAATATAGACTTGCTTCATAGAAATGAACATTCATATATAGTATTTACAACCGATTATTACTCAATATTTTATAGATAATAAGTCAGAAATATGGTTGTTATTTTTAATTGCACATTCTAAAAGGTGAAGATTTAACGCT